GATGGATGCCGTCTCTGGCCTTTCATTTACTGAAAGGTCTAATTACCTGTAAGAGTTTACTCGAACAGGCACCCAACTCGACTTGATTCGGCTCTTATACCGAATCGGCGTACGCTTGAGGTGATCATCCCCATTCCCATTGTCGGGAAAAAGGTGACCTAACCGGCTTGCTAAGCTCGGTCTATCTTCAACTTCTCTCTCCGAGAGGCTGAAGTACTTCAAGAGTGCGGCGTAGCCGTCGATGGCGTCTTTTCTCATTACTGAGCGAAGACCATCAGCTCTAACCAAGAACTGATGACGTTTAGTGCACCACTTGTGTACACTAGACGAGTCAACGCGGCTCCACCACCCTAACAAACCAGAATCTCGCGATACAAGCGGAAGACGTTTTCCTAAACGCCTTTCCACCTCATTCGCGAGCCAGGTGCTAGCTTTGTAAAGACAATCCAACCACATGTGGTTAGATAGCGATACAAGGCCGGCAATAATGTTAGGATCTGTCGAGTTATCGTCCGGGCGGTGTTTTAGGTAAAAAGGGGTTATGTCAACCCCCTTATACGCATCGACACCGCAGCTTTCTTTGAAGTTTCCTTCGAGAAAGCTCTTCTTGATGTTGACTTGCAAGCCAACATCCTGAAGCCAGTTTACCACCTGATGCGCATACTTGCGGCTTACGATAATATCATCACCGTAAACGCGAATATGCCTCGAAGCGCGCCTGCACTTCCAGTAGCTGGGGGACGAACCCTCAGCGTCTAATATCGCGGCAATAGAAACTGCTGCGAAACAGACTGATTGTACTGGAAATGTTAAGGCGTTTCCCATACCGGCAAATTTTCCAAGGGGCTCAGTTTCCGTGAGGTCACTGTACACCGAGGAAGATCGACAATCCATCATATGGTCAAAGAAAAGACCATGATGTCCAAAAACGCACTCTACCAGCTTTATGCTGAGGAGGTCGCTAGCGGACTTCAGATCGATGGTTGCCCAGTTGTCGTTTTGGGAGCCTTCCAAAGCAAGGACTTGATTCTTACTTTGGTCGGTTAGTGCTAGACTGTTACTTAGGATCCTACACTCGCTAATTGCATTCCGCAATTGCTTGTTTAGGCCTTGCTGAATAAACTGTTTCAGCACGGGCTCCACAGTAATAGTTCGTCGAGAAGTAGAATTCTTCAAGACGGTAATCAATCTAGCACTTGCATCAAGAGGTCTTTGTACGAAGAGAGGTACAAGTACCAGGTGTCCATTCGGTTGTCCGTGACCGCTATCACACAGTCGTAAGGGTTCACTGAGTGATCCCTTTCGCTGTGACTTAGATAGTCTTCCACTTGCGGAGTTCTTCCGTTCCTGGTAACTATCATGATACCGAGCTTGGACATCAAGTCCGAATTGATACCCATCGAATAGCCCACTCCGTAGGCTGTCCGAAACTGCTTTCCATTTCTGGTTAGCAGTGTACCCTTCTTCGACGCTACCGGGACCGTGTCGATAAATTGCATTTTGAGCTTCCTTTGAGTTTAGGGAGTTTAAGAGCAGTTTACTTACACGACCGAGGTGATGGCCGTGCCTTTCAGGTATCACTACCTGTCTTGCTAGCCGATCACAACGGAAAAATTCATCTACCGCCTTTTTATGAAGCAAAGCTTCATTTTCTGGCGACAGACGAGTTTTCTTAAAGAGTCTTATCGCCCCGTAAAGGGCTTTAATAACGCCTAAGTCGGCGTCCT